TCCGCGCCTTCGAGAAGAACTGCTCAGCCGGAATCCCCTCGCCCTCGACGATCGGATGCCGCTCAGCAGAGAACGCGGAGCCGCCCCTGGTCACCGTCCAATGGTCGCGCCGCGGCCGCTTCAGCTTCCTCGTGCGGCCCGCGAGCGTGCCGCCGTCGAAGAACGTCGCGATCAGCACGCCCTCCTTGCCCTGTTTGTGAGACCGAATCCCGGACGAGAACCCGTTGACGTCACCCGTAGCCGGCTGAACTTCGAGCTCGAGCGGGATGCTCGCCGCATCCGTCGCCACCTGGCCGGCGATCTCGGCTGCCTCATTCAACGCAGCCACGCAAAGCTCATCGATGTCGGCGTTCAACTCCGAGAACTTCTCGAAGCCCTTCACGGACGCCCGGAACACCGTTCAGCCTCCCGACTCGGCCGGGTTCCGCGTCCACGCGGTCAACTGGCACTCGACCGCGTACAGATCACGGTCCGGGGTGATCGAGTCGACGTGGAAGTAGTCCATGCCGCCGACGGACGTCAGGTGCGCCTCGAACATCGCCGCCAGATCAACCATCGTCTGCTCGATCGCCTGCGGGTCGAGAGGGTTCTCGGAGGTCAGCGACGAGATCTTTGCTTGCTTCAGGAAGTAGTGGACGGTCAGTTTCGGCCGGGCGTTGTTGACGTTCGTGTCGGCGGCGAGCGGCCCGGTGAACACGCGGATGCGGTCCTTGTCGCGCGATAGGTTGTCCATTTCGCCCGGATAGACCTCCGCCTTCACCTCCGCAGCCGGGAAAGCCGCCACCAGCAGCGTCTGGATCGCCTCGCGCCAGTTGGTCAGCAGGTTGCTCAAAACGCAGGTACGCGGAACCGGTCGAGAGCGTCAAGCGCCTGCCTGATCGAACCGGCCATGTTGAACTGCACCCGGTCGGCGGCATCGGCGAACTCGGTCCCCTGGTTCGTCACGTCGTTCAGATAGCGGACGATCACCAGACGCGCGACCGCGTCCTTCACCGTCGTCGGCACCGACGGGAACCCCCATGTCGCGGTGATCTCGGCGACCAGGCCGCCGCCACGCCACCAGCCGTCGAAGCCCCAAAGCGTCGCGGCATCCGCCGCATCAAGACGCAGCCAGACCGTCGAATACGGCTGCCAGTCCTCACGCACCCTCGGCAGCAGCACATAGCTCGCCCCCGTAAGCGTCTGCGCGAGCTCGCCCGCACCCGTCTTCAACTCGAACAACGTCGGGGCGGACGCGAGATCACCCACATACAGTTTCCGGCGCCGCGCAACCGTCTCGTCGACATCGAAACTTCGGAGCGCCGGCTGCGACGCCTCGATCGGCGTGAACTCACGGCCGCATCGCTCCATCGCGTCACGCGACTGCTCAGTGATCAATTCGTTCAGCGTCGCATCCGTGTTCGTGTCGTCGCCCGCCGTGTAACCAGGAACGAGCCTCGTCACATCGGCGAGCGCGCAGAGATCCCTAACGGCCACGCTTCCCGCCCTCCTCGAGATGCGACGACTGATCAGCGCGACGGCTGATCTCCGCCCTGAGCGCCGAAACACGCGCCTCGTCGCCCGCCTGGTCAGCCTCGAAGATCTCCCGCCGCAACTCGGAAAGGCTGCGAGGGGCAGCCCCGCAACGGGTGTGCTGCCCCTCGCCCATCAGCCCTACGCGTCGAACGCCGGTGCTGCCAGTCCGGTGCCGGAGACGATCGCGGCACCGGTCGGGTAACGCTTCGACAGGAACGCCGAATGACCGAACACCGCGTAACGGATCGCCCCGGTCCCGGAGCCCACGCCCTCATGGACCTTCGCGTACAGCGGCCCCTCCGCGAGGAGGAAGTCCGACGAGACCAGGATGTACACCTTGTCCTGGTTCGTCCCCGAGCCTGCCGTTGTCGTGATGTTGTTGTCCGTCACGACCTGCAGACCGGCGACGGTCTCGACGAACCCGCCGTCCTGGGTGCCCGAGGTGTGGAAGAGCCCCGACTGCTGGAACAGCGCGAACGTCGAGCTGTTCGGCTGGGCGCCCCACGCCTGCCGGCGACCGTGCATCACGATCATGTCCGGCCGCTCCTCCAGCCGGTTCGTGTCGATCTGCGAGATCCCCTTGTAGATCTGCGACAGGAACAGCGCCGGCGTCGGCGACGCCTGCGTCCACGTCACAGAGTTCAGCCCTGTGCCGATGTTGTCGATGCCGGTGTGATGCGGCGCCGTCCCCGACCCGGAGAACAGATCGGTGTCGAGCGCCACGTTGTACCGGCGGACAAGCGTCCGGGTCAGAACGTCCTGGAGGCCCGGGTCGGAACGCATGACGGCGATCCGGTCGATGTCGACCAGGCCCGCGTACTCGTTCACGTCGTGGCTGATCGTGGCCGTCACACCGTCGGTCTCCGACACGCTCCCGCCTGCCGCACGGGCCGCCGCCGAGATCCCCGAGGACAGCTTCGGGATCGTGATCGCGATTCCCTCGGGCGGAAGCGGGTACTTCGGCAGAGCGTCCGCGAACGGACGTCCGGCCATCGTCGGATGCACCCACAGATCCGCGAGGTAGAGAGGAGGCAGGAAGTCGCCTCCGGCCGTCGAGCTCGTGGTCATGTCGCGGAAGTCCCCGCCCGAGATCGACGCGTAATGCTCACGCGCCTGGTCGCGGTTGCGGGTCAGCCGCTCACGGGCCTCGTAGTCGCCCTCGCGCGCCGACAGCATGTCGCCCCAGAAGTTCGCGGAACGGATGTTGTCGGGACGGTAGGTCTTCTCCTCCGACGCCGGGTTCTTCGCACGGGCTGCGGCCTTCTGCGCGTCGATCGGCTCGACAGCCTTGCCCTGCCCGAGCGCGGGCTTCAGCCGTGCGTCGCGCTTCTCCTCCTCGGCGATCTCCGCAGCGAGCTTCTCCGACGCCGTGTCGAGCTTGTCGAGCTCGCCGAACGCCTCGTCGGAACGCTTCGACTCGTCGTCGCTCAGATCGCGGGTCTCCTCCTCGGCCTTCGCCCGCATGTCACGAAGCTCCGTCTCGAGCGCTTCACGCTTCTCGTTGAGGTCGGCCAGATCGACTCTGGCCTTCTCGATGTTCATGCTGATACGCCTCTCTTGTTGAGTTCACGGTCGATGAGGCGCGTGCGCATAGCTGCCAGCCGCTGCTGACCCGATGACACGAGCGCGATATCTGCCCCCTTGGCCTCCGCGGATAGGGCCGATGCGTCCGCCGGCTCGAGGCCGAGAGTCCTGCGGGCAAGCTCCTCCATCCACGGGGACAGACATCCGATGCGAGCGAACGCCGCGTCGACACGGCTCCGCTCTGTCTCCGAGACGTTCACGCTGCCCCGGTGAATCCTTTGCGCGACGACTTTCAACAGGTCCTCGTCCACGCCGCCGCGCTCGTCGACGATCTCGAAGCCGCACACATGGGAGCGCATCGAGGCGTCCGTCGCGGGGTAGGCCGGATAGGTGACCGGCCCCACGTCGTGGAGTCCGCCGAACTGAACGACGGAACGTTCGGTGTAGTCGGCGTTCCATGTGTCCTGGCCGCCGTTTCTCATCGAGAAGTGGTAGGACATCCCCGACACGACGCCGGTCGTGACGAGCTCGCGAAGGTTCGCGGCCGCCGGGGTGTTCACCAGGGTCGCTTCGACGGCGAGGCCGGTGGAATCCTCGGACAGTCGGAGGCTGCCGGGGCCGTCCTTGACGGTCGAGCGGGCCATCACCAGGTCGGGGTTGTGGTTGAACAGGAACCTGACGTCGGCGCCCTGGCGGAGCACCTTCCGGAACGCGCCCCGCTGGATCTGCTCGCGGAACCCGCCGAGGTCCGACGACCACGAGTTGAAAACTGCGGCATGTCCGTCGAAGCGAAGAGCGCCGCCCTCCTCGCGAACCTCGGCGTCGTCGAACGTGACTGTGCGGGTCTCCAGGTCAGGGATCAGCGGCCGGTCGGGCATCACCGTCCCTATCGGCCGATCCCCGTTTACGGGTGCGGTTCGATCTGCAGCCGGTCTCTCGTCGCGTAATAGACGGCCGCCTGCTCCTGCCTACGCAGCGGCCGTTCGGTGTTGCGGTGGCGGATCGTGATCGCATGGGTCGCGTCGAACGGATCGATCGCACCGCCGTTCCCCCACAGCCAGACACGGCGGCCGTCAACGTCGCCTGCCACCGAATAGTGGGTGCCGTGGTAGGCGAGGTTCGGGAGCATCCGGTACAGCAACGTCACCGATGTCCGCCATGCCGCCGGAATCGACCTGTCCACCGCGACACGCATCGGGAACCGGACGTCATGGGGATCCATGGTCTCCTCGACAAGCACTGACGCGCAGTGCTGCTCGGACCGCTCGAGATCGTATTTCAACAGGTCGGAATGCTCGATC